ATTGATTTGGTTGAGCGTCAGAGCTAATATGGCATACATTTATAAAATCACAAACATAGCAAACGACAAAAAATATGTCGGGGCAACGATTGGAAAAATCAATCGCAGATGGAACATCCATAAGAGCCAGTTGCGAAATAAGAAACATGGAAATAGATACCTGCAACGTTCGTGGGATAAGTATGGAGAACAAAGCTTTGTGTTCGAGGTTTTGGAGGAATGCCCCGAAAGTGATATAGTCAACCGAGAACAATATTACAAGGATTTACTGTCAGCCGAATATAATCTCGCACCAATAACAGAACCATTTGGAAAAATGAATAAAGGACGAAAACATTCTCCCGAAACCATAGAAAAAATCCGACTTGGAAACTTGGGAAAGAAACTAACCCCGCAACATAAAGCAATTCTTATTGCTTCTCGCTTGGGTACACATCATACGAAAGAAGCACGAGAAAAAATAAGCAATGGATGCAAAGGAAAAAATAAAGGAAAGCCCAAACCTCCATTTACCTCCGAACACATATCCAATATGAGTTTATCCCATATTGGGAAACAAATGGGAGAACACAATCCTTCATTTGCGGGGTACTACAAACTTTATCATCCGTTATATGGAGAAAAGATAATGAGTCAAACCGAATGGAAAACTCAATATAATGGGTCAAAATGTGGGAAGATATGGCAAATCTGTAACGGAGAGCGCAAATCCTATAAGGGGTGGGTCTGCAAAGGAAAGGTCATATAATGGCTTGGCGTGGAAATCCTAGCAACCCCGCACCGAACACGGTCAAGGAATCTATTAATCGTGCAGAGAAGTTTATTACCCAGACGGGGGACGATAAGCACATTACCAACAATCGGGCAGAGGAAGTTAGACGGGACAAGGACACGCAAAAAGATTTCACCATCACACTTTACGATATTGACGAAGCAATTCTCACTCAACTCCAACAGCTTCAAATACAAATCACTGATGTAGGAAAGAAAGTCGGAGTTCCTATCTTTTTTGGTCCCCCCGAACGATGGGTGTCTGCTCAACGAGACGGGTATATTCGTGACAAGCAGGGTAAGGTTATTCAACCCGCTATGATTCTCAAGCGATCAAACTCAGAAAATGATTCAAGCCTAATGTTTTTTAATCGCTATCTTGAAACTCAAGCAATGAAGCTGTACTCAGAGAAGAATAAGTACACCATGTTTAGTGCTCTTACAGGACAGAATGCACCAATCAATGAAGTTTTCAATGTGATTGTTCCCAAACATATGCTCCTTACCTATCATTGTATTGTATGGACTGCGCTGGTTGAGCAAATGAACCAAGTCATGCAGACCATCATTTTCAATACACAGGATTATTGGGGCAGCACCAAAGGATTCCGATTCCGTGCCAGCGTTGATGGGGGCTATGCTCACAACGTAGAAATACAAGCAAATGAAGAGCGTTTGGTAAGAACCGAGTTCGATTTGAAAACTCACGGATACATATTACCAGATTCAGTCACCTATCTGGAACGTCATAAAATGACTACACAAAAAAAGCTGACGCCAAAGAAAATGATTGTTGGAGTTGAAGTGGTCAAGACCGAATTTGAATTGACACAAATGATGACCAACCAAGAAAAATGGAGAAATCCAAACTATCCAAATCTTCGCTACGATACCATTATTCCATCACCGGGGTTAGCCGTGGACACATCCATCCAAGACAATAGTTTCCTTGATGCCGGTCCAAGGGTGGGAATTAAAGTAGATAACTCACCACTCTTTCTGAGAATAGTTCCAGTTCCAACTCAACAGTATCCGGGCGGTCAAGACGGAGATATGTCCTATGATTCCCAGTACTTTTACCTTCGTATGAACCACGAATGGAGATGGGTAGCAATCTCCGAGTTTACTCCCGCCTGTAGCGATAGCATACCCTTATATGGAACTGAAGGGTCTGTTGAATACAACAGTCAATTTTTCTATATTTATTCTTCGGGAATGTGGCGAAAGGTTGTTATCTCCGATGTTGATTTAGGAATTGTTGGTCAGCAAGGTGACGTGATGTACGACACCAAATATTTCTATCTCTACACGAGCGGGCAATGGAAACAGGTGGCAATGGCATCATTACGATCAACATCAAAAAGTTGTTTGGAGAGACCTTCGCCAGAAGGATACCCACCACAACACAGTCCACCGACAACATATAGGAGACAATCAAATGAATCAGTATAATCTAAAAGACGTTTTTCTGGAAAGGGCAACAGCTACCGACACATTTGAGGAATATGTCCTCCGTGCTCAACCCAACAGTGTTGTTGTCACCGATGCATATGGCAACTTAGTAATGGTGGATACGGCTTCCATTTCCCCTAACCCAGTAACATCAAATTCATCAAGTGCCTCTTATCTTCAAAATGAAGTTACAGTAATTGATAATGTTGGTCCGGCTACATTTCTCGGAGGAATATCAAGTGTAGGTGTAGGAATAGAAGGTGAACAATTTGGAACTAGTGCTCAAGCCAATGGAGATCGTGCAACTGCTATAGGACCGGAGGCAGACGCATTCGGAGATAATTCTGTAGCCGTTGGGTATGCTGCTACGGGTGACGGAATTGGTACTATCGGAATAGGCGCTAATTCAGATGTCCAAGGCGATTTAAGTATTGGACTTGGTGCTGCTGTTGGAATTGTCGGTCCACGCAACACATCTGTCGGTGCTAGTAGTGCTACAAACGAATGTAGTAATTCAGTTGCAGTTGGATTTGGTTCACAAGTGATTGGTTATAATTATTCTACTGTTATAGGATCGTTTACTATTGCATCAGCAAATCATCAAATAACTCTTGGTACAATTTCAGAGTTCGTTAACATTCCCGGAACATTAACCGCCTCCAATGGGCAAATAACATTTGGTAATGATGGTAATGGAACCACTCAAATAATGATTGGAAATGCAGAAAATTCTGGTGAAATACATCTCTCCGATTCCGCTAATGAAGTATTTTATTCTATTACGACAGCCGATGGTGAAATGCATGTAAATGCTCCATTAACAGCAATGTTCGGCGACCTTAATATAAAGAACGGGAAATTAATTGCACCTAACATCACAGGTTCATTAAACGGAACCGCCTCTTATGCACAAACCGCAAGTTATCTGAACAATGCAAATATCTTAATGCAATTCTCATCTTCTACCGTTACGCTAGTTCCACAAGTAACAACGGGATCGACGTACGTTGATGTTACTAAAAAGCTTCTATTTATTTACTCTGGAACACAGTGGATGAGTTCGAGTTTGGCGTAACCAACACTATAGTTGTTATTTGGGGGCACCGTCTTCATCAAACACCTTTTGATGATGGGGCTTGCGAATATAATCCTTAAGCTTGGGATGCTTGAGGGCTTCTTGAAAGCATTCTTTCCATGTCTTCTCCACTGGATTTCCAACCTCGGTCAGTTGAACGTCCCGATGAAGTTCATTGGCAACAGATTTCCATTTGCTAAACGCCTGACGACGCCATTTGTCTCGATCTTCACCGTGCTTGTCATGGTAATGAACTTCAAATACAAGGCGGCTATTATCCTCGAAAATGGCAACGATATGGTCATTCCCCTCAAACAACCGATAATCTTTATGTAGGTGATGATAACTCTTGTCCTCATTCATAGGACCGGCGAGGTCTGGTTCCTTGCCCTTCTCATAATTTTTCATCCGAGACGGAAGACACTTTTCCAAGATGGAAAGCGGAACATTTTTGAACTGTTTATCTTTGGAAACAATTGTAAGGTCAATTCGTGGACCAGCATAACTATCACCAGACACAACTTTATCAGGATCGTTGGGGTCTTCGGATTGGGGGTCTTTATTCATGATAGCCTTTATACCTCTGATAATCGCCGTTAAATCTTGAGGGGTCATTTCCCAAGTTTCAACTTCTATTTTGTCGCCAGAAGCTTTCATACGTTTCCATTTTACGAATTTCATAACGTCTCCTACTTGGTCCTTCCTCACGGCATCAAGCGATTGAGGCATTCCTTTACGATCAATCCACCACTCACCCTGTTGATGAGATTCTGCGATAGACTCTCGAAGGAGAGATTGGAGTTTAATCATTGTCTTCATAATACATGACTTCAAATTCGGGGTTAAATTTGGCAAATTCTTCAAAGCGAGCATATAATGGCGAAATACCTTCCATAAGAGTCTCAGACCCCGAACGACTGTCATCGTAAGTATCGTCGGGTTTTGGTGCTTTGGAGGTTTGGGGTGCTTTGGAAGGCGGTAGTGAGGTCGTAGGTGACTTTACGGGGTTCTTGGCGGGTAATGGAGGAGGATCGGTAGGTTCAGGTGCATTAGGACTGATTTGGGTCTTGAGATATGCTCCGAGAGCAATCAAGTGCTTACAAACACCATTTCCATAGTCGCCCACACCACCCTGGGAGCGAGGACGTGGGGGTTGACCATTATTCTGACCCAAATCACCAGCCTCTGCTTTATGATTGTTATAAGCATATCTAAATCTATAATCCGGGCAGTCGCATGAAACTTTACAATCGAGGTCTTCAGCATTTTCTTCAGCCGAAACGTTTTCTTTGAAGAAACGGATATATCCATGCCATCGGTTTCCAGTAGTGCTGTGTGCTCCTTGAGATTTATAGGTAAACATCCATGATTCGCCGTCTTCAGTAGATGCAACTCTTAACGACCTGGCATTTACATATTTGGAACGGTCTTTTCGTCCACTTTCACTTCCTCGTAGAAGGTCTCGGAAAGACATTCTCTCCGTTAATACTTGACGCATTATTCTGGCAAATGAAATCATTTGATGTTGTGAGCACATATAAGCTTACTATATTCAATGAGTTTCTCTGTGCTTAACTGTTGCTTCATAAAGTTAATGTCTTTATGCACCCATTGAATGTTTCCCATGACATATCCCTTCGAAGAATCTATTCGGTCGAGAGAAGCAGTTCCATCAAACTCGTTGTTTCGTGATGGAAAAGTCAACGACAATCCAGTAAGAGCACATGTTTTATTTTGTTTGAGGAACAACTCCCATATTTGTTGGATAGTAATATCGAACAGAATTTTTCTCCTTTTCGCACAGATTTTAATCCTTCCGAATACACTACTGGAAATGTCTTCATATCCTTTCCAGTGGAAACTTTCACTTCGGCATTTATTGTTAAGACATCCACAAGATTTTACGCAGCCTCCATTCAAACGATTGCTTCTCGCTGTGATTTTATTTCCACAGTCGCATTGACACCACCAATAAAAATTATAGTCCTTCTCCTTTCGTGGAGTTTCTACATCCCTCAACAAAACAGTTAACTTCCCAAATTTTTGTCCTATTAAATTCAATCCTCTCATAAGTATAAATATGAGTTACTATGCCATTATGCAGGCATTGTTTTAAGGTATTCCGCCTCGGCAATCTCGCTAACCATACGGCAGTAATACTTGAACTTTTCTGTTGTCAGTGCTTGCTTCATCATATTGATGTCCTTATGAACCCATTGTACATTATCCATCACATAACCACGAGAAGCGTCTATTCTGTCGAGAGATGCTGTTCCATCGTTTCCACCAGACAAAGTTGAAAAAGTTAGAGAAAGACCCGTCAAAGCACATTTACGGTCTTGGCGTATAAACAGTTCCCATATTTCCGTGGGAGTAATTTGAAAATCTAATCTCCGAGTTTTAGCTCCGTGCCGTATAACCCCAAAAAACGCCCCCGCCATCTCTCCACATCCTTTCCATTGGGGATGAGCACTTTTTCGATGGAAATGGTTACATCCACAGGAAGTAGTTTTTCCATTGGTTAGATTTTTTTGGGCTATATTTTTTATTCTCCCACAATCACAGCGACATTTCCATCGCCTCGTGTGGCTTATTTTATCTGTTTTGCTATACTCCTCAATTGCGGTAAGCATTCCAAACTTTTCTCCCGCCAAATCTTTTGTGTGAATACATCCACATGATTTCGTTCTACCATCAATAAGACTTTGGGTTAGTATTATTCTCTCTTTCCCACAATTACATCGGCATTTCCAGTAATTTCTCTTGTTTTTATTATGAGAAAACCCAACTATTTCAAGTCGCCCGAATATTCGTCCTGTCAAATCTAATCCATTCATAAACATTCTCTATTTCACCTTTCTATAGTATAAGTAGAGTAGAGATTATGTATAACACAATAATTTTGTACAAAAAATACCCCGCTAAAGCGGGGCTTGAATCGAAAATTATTTCACCTTTTATGGTATTGGGGGAACATTCGACCCCAAACTCTCTGGGATTTCTTGCCAAGTATCGTATTGATAAATGGCAGATGTATATTTCCCATTCTTTTCATCGGAGATTTTGGATTGCAGGTCTTCGGCAAGAGTAAATGCCATACCACCAGAACTTATCATCACTCCGACTTTTACAAACGCCCCATTTAGATTGTAAGTGTCATAAACAACTGCTCGATGATACGTTTTGCCATCGGGTGATACAAATACCGCAATGAATCTTTTTTGAAGTGTCATATTAAATCTTCACAACTACTTTCTGATTTCCAACCGTCCAGAAATCTGAAGCTAGATCAGGATTTGTAATGTAATCATAGGGCATCGTGAAATATCCAGCAAGACTGGAACCTTTTTGCTTGAAATTTCCAGCATTGTTAGAATCTGTTAATCCCCACTGTTTACCCCACGAATTTTTAATAAGAAATCTTTTTGATTTGTCATCATACCCAACCGCCATTACCGCATGACCACCAAGTAAATTTTCACTTGAGTCAGGTACATTTAATACTCCTGTATCTGTCATTCGTTGTGATTGAAAGTCATCATAAACATTGAACCCGAATACAAAACACCTTCCATCCGCCAAACAACTCTTCATGTCGTTTAACGTGGTGAGAGCATAGTAATCTATGATCTTGTTTGTTATTGCATCCGTATAACATTTCGTCGTGGGCTTATCAGTAAATTTAGCGGTGTCATACGGCCATTCCGATTCTGGACATACTCCGTAATTAGCCAATGCCTTAGCCCCATCCCTTAATTCTGCACCAGAATCTTCACTAACTGTACCCTCTATCACTCGCTCATTATAGTAAATAAATAAACGACTTAAATTCTTGAAAAACTTCCCCCCGAGACCATTGGCACATTGATTGTATTCCAGTAAATTAGTCCACGCCTCAGAAGTACAACTCCCTATGTCCTCCTGGTCATCTACCGCCGAACACCAAAATCGGTTGTTTACTAATGATGGTAAAGAAACTGTTTGAATGTTCCTTAACAACTTCAACTTCTCAAACCCAACATCCTTACTATCATACTTCTGCTTTATAAATCCCCATTTTCTGTTCATATTTTCATTCCTTTTGTTCTTTGATTATAACCATAAATATAAGAGAAATTCGCTATACTGAAATATAAATAGGAGAATCACTCCTAATAATAACTTGATGCGAATATGACGAAGAAGAAGGTGTTATATCACCACCATTGTCTGTATTATTTGGGTTTTGATACGACCCCGTACCTACATTATCGCCAGGTATCGAAGTCTCTACCGAAGCAGGCTTTTGATACGGCGCAATATATGATCCCGACACCGATCCCTGTACATGACCTCCTCTATATTGCTGTAATTGAGGTCCCTGTAGTGTTTCTGGAATCTTATTGAAATCATCAAATTGAAGAACTGTTCCCGTATAATTGTTCTTTCGACTGTTAATTAATCTCACCGTGTCCGATGCCATCTGAAAAGCCGTACCCCCAGATGCTACCATCGGCTTGTCCTTTTCTATCAACGCAGCATTCAATGACCCATCATCATAAACAACCGCCCGATTAAACACTTGACCATCAGCCGATGTAAAAACAACAATGAATTTCTTCTCGTTTGTCATAGTAGGAGTAGTACTCATGAGGATAAATATCGTTGACTATAGCTAAAAATGTACAAAAAGAAACCCCGCACAAGGCGAGGTCGGGGAGATTTGGGAAAGTATAATTATTGGGTCAAATATTCGATGGCATTTTTCAATATAGTAGGGTCATCATGGAACTTGCTAATCCCCCGATTGCAATCTTGGCAAAGTAGCCCCCTAATTTTTCCAGTAATATGACAATGGTCCACTGCTAACTTTTGAACCCTGTTTGAAGTATTGTGTTGAGCAGTTTCTTCTTGTCCGCAAATAGCACAAACGCCTCCCTGAGAAATAAGCATTTCAGTATATTTCTCGGATGTTATGCCAAAACGTGCTTTCCATTTATAACTCCTTACTCTGTCTATGTTATTAGATTTCCATTCACTTTGGTATTGGTTATATTTGACTCTATCTTTTGCCCTCCATTCAACATTTCTCAATCTGTTGCGTTCTCGTGCTTCTGGATGGTTTCTAAGCCATTTAGCCATTCTTACCCTGTCATATTCTCGTTTTTCTTCTAATGTTTTCATATACTACTATAATACCAAAACGATGAAAAAACTCAAGTTTTTATAAGTACAAAAAGAGAGCCGCCAGAAGGCGGCTCATTGAAATATTTATGCGGATGTAAATTATACCAAGTTGGTATCACTTACATATATTAACCCATAAAACTCTGGGCGAACTATCTTCTTCGCATAACGGGTCATAACACCACGCCTTGGTGTGAAGTTGACGGGATCATATACTAATGGCGTCTGGATGAGCGGGATATAAGGACTATAAACTGCTCCTGTTTCGAGGAAGTTATTTCCACGGAATCCCATGAGGATGAGATTCTCTTGCATATAAGGGTTCTTATACACTTGGAAACGGCTTGCGAATGAACCAACTCGGCTCACTCCCATTGCGAACTTGGCGCTGTCGCCGTCGGTATTAACCACGAAGCCCGGGATGGACTCCAAAATGGTTGCCACGTCTGGTCCTACGACCATGAAGTTTGCACCACCACGCAGCGTAAGCTGGTGAATCTTGTTGGACACTTTCTGGACCTTGTTGCCAAGGGTCTGATACCAAGTTGCCTTGGTGTAGTATCCACCTGCGCCAGCCGTTACTTGGTCAACAACCGAGTACTGGTTAAGTCCCGTCTTGATGATTTCACGGTTGAGACGTGCGCTCCAACGTTCCTTGTTGATTGCGGGGGCATTGTTGATAAGCATATCAAGGATTTCGAGGTCAATTTCCATTGATACGTATTCGGACAGAAGAGCCGTCAGTTCGGCCTCAGCATCTACCGAGTGGTAGGCATTAAGGTCTTGTGCCAGTTCGGGGGTCCATACTGCTTTCAACTTGCGGGTCTTCGCAACGATTGGCTCCGAGCGCAATTCAAGGTTAACTTCTGGGATGCCGATGTCACGGTTCAAGCCTGTGCTTGTTCCAAGTGAATCTGTACCACCCCACTTACCAAGGCGGTCTTCGAAATCACCACGGCTGGTGTCCTTCGGTTGCAGGCTGTAGTTCAACGACATTGAGCTGGGGCCAGCAATAAGTGTAGCACCGGCTGCGGTTGATGCACTGACTACGAACACGGCTTCGGGGCCATTAAAACGGCTGAATCCCGGGAACCATGTTAGGAATTGTGGGGCACCAGCCCCGCCATTGATTGGCATGAAGGAACGAACTGCATTGAGGTCGGGGTATGAGCCACCGAGAGAAGCCGTTGCCGTCAAACCCTTCGTCGTGATGGTGAAGAGGTTGTTGGTTGAGAACGATGTTGACAAGCTGTTTGCAATAGGGTCATTGCTGTTTCCAGTATCAAAGTTGATGTCTCCGAGAGACGCAGAAGCAACTGTAATATTGATGACGCTTGCGGTATCATTGATGCTATAGGCATAGCGTCCTGGACCATAGAGACCACCAACAGGGGCGTTGGTCGAGCCAAGCTTCCACGAGTTGTAAAGGTCATCGCTGCCAGAGACACCACCGAAGAGGGAATCTTCGTTGGATGGCTGTGCAGTAAACACGTTTTGGTTCGTTCCGTACTTGAAGTCCAGATAGAACACCAGTCCGCTTGGAAGGTTCATCGGCTGGACCGAGACGAATTCCTTGGCGGCGATTTCGGCGAATACACGGCGAACCAGCGGAAGTGCCACACCAGCCCATTGCTCAGAGTTACTCTGAGTTCCGGTCACGGACGACTCTTCAATTAGTTGCTTTGCTTGGTTCTCAAGCAATACCGACATATTCGACTTCTCAATGTCATTGCGAAGTCCTTCAAGCAATCCGGTCTTTTCCCACTTGGAAACAAGGCCACGGGTTTCCGCCATAAGGCGTGCTTGTGGATTCAATGCATTGGTTAACAGTTCTTTTACGTTTTCCATATGATTGTTTATTTAGTTCTCTCGCATTCAGATTACTTTTTGATTGGTTCGCCACGAATGCCTGCGAGTTGTTTCATTCTGCTGGCGAACTTGTTGCCTTCGGTTATGATAGCCTTTGGCTTGGTTGATCCGACTGCTCCCGATGCGAGACCTTCGGTAATAGACTGAATGCTCGAAGATGTCTTCACCTTCTTCTTTTCAGTTCCACCAAAATTCAATGACTCGGTAAGGTTAGCGTATGTCAGCTTGACTTCACGAACGTTTTTGGCGAGGTCAAACAGTTCAACGATACGCATTTTGTGTTCGTTGTTCATGTTGAATTCCTTGAACAGCTTGTTCGTGTAGAGCAGCTTGGCATTCAACAAATTAACCTCATTAAGTTGTCCTTTGACGTAGCGGATTACATCTTCCGCTTCGTTAAGTTGGCGCTTGAGATAGGTATTCTCTTCAAGCATTCCACCCGGGGTGGAAAGATTGGTCTTCGTTGCGTTCTTCGCCTGATTAGGACGAGTTGCGCCCGTAGCTTCCTTGGCTGTTATCTTGGCTTGGTCAGTCTTTGGGTATCCAATATCAGACTGCCCACCACCCTGATTTCCGCCCTTACCACCAAATGATGGGGTAGAGAGGTTATCTTTCGTGGCGTTGGTCGCCTTGTTTGGACGATTTGCCGTAGTTGCTTCCTTGGCCACGACTTTCGCTTGGTCTGTCGTTGGATAACCTTCGTCATCATTGGCTGCGGACTCAATCTTAGAAGAAGAACTTGCGGCTGCGGTCGGCTAAGCTTCGTCTGCTCGTCAAGTTTCTTGCCCTCTTCTTCCTCTTCCTCTTCGTCGGTTTCACCGATTTCGGCTTTGAGACTTTCCAAAAGTTCATTAAGGTCGAATTCCTCGTCTTCTTCCTCACCCGCTGGTGTGGGAACGTCGGAAGGAGGCGGTTGTTGTCCTTCTGGTTCTCCACCTTCTGGCGGTGCTCCCGCTCCACCCATTGGAGGCATACCTTCTGGCGGTGCTCCCGCTCCACCCATTGGAGGCATACCTTCTGGTGCCCCACCCATCGGTGCTCCTCCCGCTTGTGGGATTGGTTGTCCGCCCGGTGCGCCGGGGCACGGAATTGTACCTGGAGGACACACGGTTGGTGCTCCACCCAATGGTGCTCCACCCAATGGTGCTCCACCCAATGGTGCTCCACCAACTGGTGGTTCACCCATTGGTGAGGGTGGCGGTGCGCCCGTGCCTACTGGGGGTGGTGGGACTTCTCCCGCCTCTGCTCCCGGCTCTGGAACTGGCTCTTCACCTACTTCGGCTTCCAGTTCCTTGATGAGTTCATCAACTTCCTGTTCCGCTACATTGTCTGATGCATTCATACCACCTTCTTCTGCTGGCATAGGGGTTTCCTGCTCTGCTTCTTCTTTGAGTTTCTCAGCGAACATTGCCTTGTATCTCTCAGTGAAAGCTTCTTCGAGTGCTACCTTGGCGTTGGCAAGTGCCGTTTGGCGAACTGCCTTGGCGTCAGCGATAGCTTCTTTGAAAAGATTGCTGTCCATAATTAATTGTTTCCTTATTTGGATTCTAAAGCTATTGAAGCTTCAACGAAGGTTATTCAAAACGGAGACCGTGAAGGTCATTTGCGGCAAAGAAATTGCTGCATTTGAATTATAAATATGTACTAAAAAAAGGAAATGATTAAAAAAACGTAGATATTTATACATATGAACATTGAAAGGCTTCCATGTGTTCGAGAACTCTATTCACATTTCACGGTTTGGCAACTATACTTATAAGAGACCTATGAACATCAAGAGGATTCGAACACTTAAAGAGCGGATGAGTGAAGAACAGAAGCGAAAACTTCTGGTCGGCTTGCGTAGGTTCAAGGAAGAGTACACAGGAAATGTTGGTGGCGAAACAGACATTGCCAATGCTGATAATCTCCAAACCAACGAGAACGAATTTACCGGCGGAGATTCTCGCCCCCAACCAAAAGTCATTGCCAAAACCTTCGATACTAATGCCGATTACGATAGCTATATAAACCAGCGTCGTGGTATTGAGATGACCCCGAAAGAACGACAGGCAATGATAACAGAATTAGCTTCAAATACTCCTCACCAAGCAACACCCCCATCACAAGCGACTCCTTCTAATTCCACCACACAAGAACCATCCCAAGATGATACGGAAACAACTGTGGATGACAAAATCCGAATTCAGAAAAGCACCACATTCGTAGATGAAACTCAGGGGGCAGACATTTTGTCTAACTTTTTAGCCGAACTTGAACTTTCAAACGAAAAACCTACCAGTGGTGATAAGTTTTTCATGAAGTATGAAACCACCGACGCCTTCGGAAACAATACTACAACCGTTATAAAGAAACTGAGAGAAGGCGGTCAATTCTGTTGGACAGCATTTTCTAAATATGAATCGGCAGAAGAAGAGGGACAACCCGGAAAAGAAGAAGAGGAACCCTAACATATGATTTCTCTAACAGAACTACTTCATTCTATAGATGAAGAAAACAAAGAAGGATTTATCGCCGTAGATGAGTGGCGCTGGCCAGACGTGGATCATCTTGTAGCAATGGGGTTCAAATTCCAGGATGACCACCACATGCAAACGGAGAAACCTCCAAAGATGACTATTTACAAGAAGAAGAGTATGGATGAAGTTTTAGGTAAAAAGACTTCCTATTACTACATCGAAGAGCCGAAGCGAGCCGCCAAAAGATTCAAAAGTTTCAATGATGTCATCGACTTTTTTGACGGATACCGCCAGCCCGAACTTGAGAAAAACATGTAACAATCATTGCCCTATTGATATTTATTAACTGTATGAGTATTCCACTAACTACCAAACTGACTTTGAAACGCATCGTTGAAGCGTTGCCCGACATTCCCAACAACGGATTTGGCGAAGAGCCTCCCAAGATGTCCTCCGAGCAAAAGAAAAAGCTAATGGAGCTATCAGCCATGTACGAGAACTTCGGAGAGTGTTTGAAAAACGAAGAGGCCCTTATGAACTCTGCCAAGGGCATTACCGAACTTTGCGAACTCGCCGAGACGTATGCTCTCAATGAATGCGGGGAATGGTTCCAGCAAGAAATCGTCAAAACGGATATGCAGGGTTTGAAAAAACGTGTTTCCGAGTTCCAGAAGATTGTCAAGGAAACTTACGCCCGTATGCAGCAAGCCGGCGTCGCTTACCAAGATATTGGTCACGTCCTCGGACGCTATTACGACTTGAATACTAATATGGGGAGCGACCAACAGTACCAGCAAAAGCCGGGTCCTCAAACTCTCCAAGAAACCGAATCAATGGACTCTGACGAGACGACCCAAAAAGGTGGAAAGATGGCAGACGCCATGTTGCCCAAAGGCTCAAAAAAAAAGTAAATGAGGACCAAGAGCGAGTTTGCTCTTGGTGTAAGAAGTCAATGGGAATTTCTCCCGGGAAGGGCACTGGTGTAACACATGGCATCTGTCCAAGTTGTCTTGAGAAGATGAAGGCAACTATTCCCAAAAAAGCAGACCCCAATGGAAAACCTCCTGCCTCTCCCGGTGTATCCGAAGACAAAGACCGCCCTTGGGTGAAAGATATAAACCGTCCGTGGTTGCCCAACGGCTAAGGCTTCTCGAAAACCGAGTACACTCTGATCCGATTTTGGAAGCCGCAAATCACTCCTACACATGCCACGAAGATAGCTCCCTGTGGATTGGGAAGGATATAGTGAATTAAACCTACACGCCCGCCCGAAGGTAACACTTCAAGGGCGTTTTTGATTAGTAGGTTTGGCTTTGGATATTTATCAGCCCCGGGCACATAATGAGCCGCATCTGCCTCGGTATAGGGTGGGTCAATAAGAATACCCGCCCACGGAACATTTGTGGAGTAGGTATTTACATCGTTGGACGTTGGATAATATGGACAGAGAGGGAATGGCTCCCGAGCATCCCGCAGAAAATCCGGTTGAACCGCTGGGTCGAGGTCAAGTGTCTTGTCATTGGGTCCGAAGGCTCGCTTGTAAGGATATAGTTTTGCCTTACCCCCACAGACATGTAACACAGGTTCATTTATCTTACACCCAAGCAACGCCCGTGCTCTTTCTACGAAACCTCCAAGATAAGCTCCGTAGAACTTTTCCCCGCCTTTGAGCTTGGCCCTTGCTAAAATCCACATATCCGTAATCGGTCTGTAACTCATTCGTAATCCTTTTCACGTCCAAGAGCCACACGGGCTATTGAAAGCATATCGTCTGCTGCATCGTCACGGCTATCCATCCAAATGGATTCACCATCATAGTCCGCAATCCTTTCCAATGCTTTGCGAAACTTTTCCAGTTGTTCGGCGTCACTCATGATTCTCTTTCTGGATAGGGTTCAACTACAGGAGGCGGAATGCGTCCAATGCCTAATGTGTGGTTGGACATGCTACGAATGTAGCCGTCAATGCGCCCGTAGTACATCCCTGCCGCTTTCTGTATAGACTCGGGGTCTTTCTCTAGCCCGAGAGCGCCAAGGTGAAAGAACATACAACCATTGCTAGTGGGATTGTCCTCCGTGCTCTTCATTTCACCGACAAGAAATAATTGCCGATTATACTTGGCAAATAAGGAATGGAGTTCCTTACTAGCTTCCATTAGGAGGGCATCCACATCTGGAAGTTTATCCGTGTCAACTGTATTTCCGTTTACGTGTTTGATTTCCATAGGTTTATACGGGCCACCAGTAGTTGAACTTGTCATCGGCGGTTTTGGGGTCTGGGGTTTCCGACCATCCGAATTGGCTATACCACTGGAAATTCTTTGCTAAAAGGGCTGCACGATGCGATGAATGCAAACGTTCATCGCCAAGCCAAGGCGGGGCACCCGTATCGGGAAACTTCTCCATCTCTGCGACAATCTTGCGCTTAACCTCAGCGTAATACTTTCCACGCTCGCATAGGACTGTAATGCCAGCAAGCAGATATAGACCAAGATGATACTCATGTCCTTTCCACATTTTGTTGGCGGGATGCCATTTCCATCCTCCCCGAATGAGAGTAATCCCCTCACGCCACACCTGATTACCAAGGCGTGACTTGTCCAAACAATTCATGGACTCATAGTACGTTGGAAGCGGCAAAAAAGTTTGCATGGTGGGAATATAACAGACCGAAACTACTATGTCAACTCCTACTTTACTCATTAAAACATCTCTTTCTTCGTAATCAAATCGTGGCGAATGTTCATCAAAATCTTCCCGAGTTGGTTCTCACCCTTCCCGTCTATATCAGTGCCCCAAAAAATATCATGCCAATTATTCCGCTCTTCCAAATGGCATCCATTAGTCATGAGAAGCATCTCTTTGAGTTTGGGATTGTTCTCGAATTTTTGCCGACAGAGACCCACCATTAGGGCAACCTTTTGCTTGTCCCACTTATTGGAATTGAAGTTGGGTGCCATCTTTCCGAGACGCTTAGCTTTTCCTGCCGTTACCCCGAGAAACTGTTCTCGTTGGTCATGGGGCCATTTACAGGCTTGGAAAGCGTGCTCTACGCTCGGGTAATAAACATCATCTAAATAGACACCGTTTTCAAGGATAAAAAAGTTCGACAGGAAGCGAAAAATACCGAAGAATCCTGCAATAATACTATCTTTATGCATCGCATAATACGGCACAGTTACTTCGTCATTCTCTATGTTTATGTGTTGACTCATCCGACTTCTCCAATAACGTCACGACATACGACACACCTTACAAACCCCGCTTCTATGTGGGTCTTAGTATGTGGGCAATTTATTCTGACAACCACTGCCTCGCTATCCTTAATGGTTGTTAAAAAGTTGTACAAATCCAATTCGCTCTTGCCAGTAGCCCAGTCTTTGTCGGCAGTTCTCTTGTACTTGATTTTCATAGTTTGAATGTATTCCCAAATCTATCTACTCCACATTTAGCATAAAATGAATTGACGACCTCAACCATCTCTGGAGCGAGACGGTTCCTAGCCTCGTCAAGCATGAGATATGGGATAGAATTGACCCCGTAGAATGCCTCGGCAATTGACCCTGCAATGGCAGCAATAGTATCGGTATCTCCCAACGTATAGACAGCATTTCGGACTGCTGACTCATAGTTGTCGGACTCCATGAAGCATATCAACGCTTGAGGAGCGGTAAGATTGCAGCGAATGTCCCGTGACCACTTGGTCCTCAACTCGTCGAGCGTGAGGTTAAGCATATGCCCATACTGTTCTTGAACATGTAACTTGATTTCATCTTTGGTAGCTCCATGTCGAGCTAACCAAATTGCATCCACGATAGATTGAACCCCACGGGCGGATTCGGGAGAAGCGTGTGTATAGACAATGCTCTGCAATGCCCGCTTTAGTGCAGTCAATCTGTCATAAGGAAGCATGGCAATGGGACTACATCGCATCATACATCCATTAGCATAACTCTGGTTCACGATGAATTTTGGACATGCCATCCACTGCTTGAATTTGCTTCCATATCCCCTATCGGGATAGCGTAATCCCCACTGTTTGTACTGCTGTGCAAACCTGCGGGGATATGGCGAAAGAGACGGATGCATTAGTGCCTGTGCCGTAGCACACGTCAAAACGCTGTCATCCGTAAAATGAGAGTCGGGGCTAAACAGCGGGAAATCTGCCGTGTAAACAGAACGCCTATATCCCCCCTCGTAGGGAGACCCAACTATGTCACCGATAATGGCTCCGAGCATATGTTTATCCGTATTCTGATAGGTCAAGTGGATTCTCTCTGAGGAACTTCTTGGCTTCTGCCAATCCAACCTCCCTCTGTTCGTCCCAATACTCGTTGTAGAGTTGGTGATAGAGAGCATTCAGCTTCACCTTATCCACTTCCCGAGGGATAGGCGTAGGCTCGCCCATTGCAACAAGCTTCTTCTGACGAGCATACTCTTCGTCAAGCTTGTTCTCCATGATGTCCTTGAACTCCATGACCTTATCGAAGGTCCACGCACCATTTTTGATGGCGAGCAACTCGTCTGCGTCCACTCCCATACGATTGACAATGACTTTACCAGTCGTCAATATTTCGTAACCGACACGCAATAATCGAACCAACATTGCTGCGTGTTTTGTGTCATATCCAGATTTTATTTCCAATTCTCTTCGTGCAGGATTCCTTTCTTTTTTCCATAGAACCCAACTATCATACACTTGTTTTGCTTTCGCATAGGATCGCTCGGCATAGATATACTTAACGAG